TATTAACCTAATAAACCAAAATGAAATATACATTACATCAAGAAGCAGGAACTTAAAAAGAGAACTACAAGGTTACATATGGGCAAAGGATAAAGATGGTAATACCCTAAATAAACCATCAGGGGAACACCCAGATTGTATAGATAGTTTCAGGTACGTTTTAACAGACCAATTAGAAAACCCTAACAAGGGTGAATACTACATATATTAAAATAAATTGTGTATTATTTGTTAATTAAATAAATAGTAGTATATTTACAAAGTAAAACAAAAACAATAGAACAAATGAAACAATTAATACAGGAAATAAAAAAAGTAAAACAAGTTGATATGGATGGTAAAACATTTTTACCTTATAAGAACTTAACAGAAAAAGGGTTTATTCATAACGATTACCTTCAACAGCAATTAAACAATGCAACAAATTTAGTAAAGAAGGGTTGGACGGTAGAACAGTCAATTAACTATTACTTTTAAAAACACAGGGGGGCAACCCCCTTTTTTATTAACCAATAATTATATTATGGAAAACAAAGTAGAGTATATAATGGTAAAAGAATTAACTAAAAAAGAAAATAGAAAGAACCTTATCAAAATATTTGGTGGTGCATTATTATGTGGATTATTTGCAATAGCTTCAATGTATTTCTTTTTATTCTTTATATTGTGGGCAAATGATATAACAGATAAAGTTGTTGGATATTTTTAAGATGCAAGAAGCCTGCTGGTACGAAAAGATATATATAGTACAAAGACCATCTAAACGTGGTGCTAAATCTGATGTTTATTTAGATATAGATTATAAAGGTCAAATACTAAAAGGCAAGAAGCTGTATAAACAAAACAGCATACATCTGGAAAAAACAATAGAAGAAGCATATAGATATTCCTATAAAAGGTTTATATTAAAACAATAGTTTTTTTTGATTTGGTTTAATTGGAATTAGGTAGCAGAAATGTTACCTTTTTCTTTTTATACAAAACATCAATTAATTTATTGTATTAATATGAAAGTTGAAATAAACGTACCTGATTCACTTAAAGAAATAACTTTAGATCAATATCAAAGATTTGAAAAGTTAAACACCGAAGAAAATAAAGAATCTACATTCTTACTACAAAAGATGGTAGAGATATTTTGTAACCTCAACTTAAAAGATGTTGCAAACATAAAATACAAATCAGTACAAGAGATAATTGTACACCTAAACAAGATATTTGATCAGAAGCATAGTTTAACACCTACGTTTACTTTAGGCAATGTAGAGTATGGATTTATACCTGTACTTGATGATATGTCTTTAGGTGAGTTTATAGATTTAGATGAGAACTTGAGTAAGTGGGATAATATGCACAAAGCAATGAGCGTGTTATACAGGCCAATAAAATTTAAGAAAGATAAAAAGTACAACATAGAAGAATACAAAGGAATGAATGACAAGCTAAAGTATATGCCTTTAGATATTGTGTTTGGTTCTATGGTTTTTTTTTATCATTTAAGCAACGAGTTAACACAAACTATCCTGAACTATTTACAGAAGGAACTACCGAAGAACCTAACTACACAGCAGAAGGAGGTTTTGCATCAAAATGGAGTGGATGGTATCAATCGGTCTATGGTATTGCTAAAGGAGATGCTACCAAGTTTGACCAGGTTACCCAGCTTAACATCCACAAGTGTTTAATGTATTTAGCATTTGAAAAAGATAAAGTAGAATTAGAAAAGAAGTTAATTAAAAAACGATGAAAGGTTTTTACAACGTAACAGAACAATTAAAAACAGCACTTGCAGCAGAACCATTTGTTAATACAGTTACATTTGGTAGTTTAGATGATGTAGACCTTAACAAGCAAACTATATTCCCATTATCACATATTATAGTAAACAACACTACAGTAGGAACTAAAACATTAACGTTTAACATTTCTATCTTATCAATGGATATTGTAGATATAAGCAAAGCAGCAACTACTGATATATTTGTAGGAAACGATAACGAACAGGATGTGCTAAATACACAATTAGGATTACTAACAAGAATAATAAACATCTTACAACGTGGTGATCTATATACAGAACTTTACCAAGTACAGGGTGATGTAAATTGTGAACCATTTGTAGACAGGTTTGAAAACAAGTTAGCAGGATGGACTGCAACATTTGATGTATTAGTACAAAACGATATGACAATATGCAGCTAACAAAAACACAAGCAGCTTTAATAGCATTTAAAAACTTTGTAATACAACAATCACGTACAAGGTTATCTAAAGGTCGTAAGAACGTTTCTAAAGAACTTTACAATAGTTTAAAGGGTAATGTAAAAGAAATGCCTAATTCTATATCTGTAGAGTTTGAAATGGAAGATTACGGTGTGTTTCAAGATAAAGGTGTAAGTGGTACTAAAAAGAAATATAATACACCATATAGTTATACAAACAAAATGCCACCAAGTAAACCATTAGCACAATGGGCAAAAAGTAAGAACATAAGATTAAGAGATAAAGAAGGAAAGTTTAAAAAAGGCAACTATAATACGATTGGGTTTTTAATAGCAAGAAGCATTTACAGAAAAGGTATAAAACCAAGTTTGTTTTTTACTAAACCATTTGAACAAGCATTTAAGAAACTACCAGATGAACTAATTAAAAACTTTGGTTTAGATGTAGAAGATTTTTTAGCATTTACATTAAAAGAAGATAGATTAAGATGAGTACAAAGATAAACGTAAGAAGCCCTTTTTATTTACACCTTGTAGAACCAAGTCCACCATTACCAGACTTTGATTGTACGGTTGCAGGGTTAGTAGGTTTTGCAGTAGATAATCAAGGTATTATTACTTTACCGAGTCCTGCTGTTGGTGTGATAGATTCTATATCAAGTGATGATGGTGATTTTGCAAATAACAAGTTCCCAACAGAAAACACTGATACATCAAGAACAATAAAAATAAAACTATTTATACCTATAGGTTACGCTAACACAAGTGATATATTTTTAGAATGTCCTGTTACAGCAACTCAACAAGGTGTAACAAGTTCTGTAGTACAACCTACAGTATGTACAACAACAGTAACAACATCAGGTTCTATTGGTGGACAAAGTTTAAGTGTAGGTGGTTCAAGTGTTGATATTGATTTAGCAGGATTCTTTACAAACGAAACTACTTATGCTTTTTCTAACTTAAACCCTAATTTAGTTACAGCAGCATTAAGTGGAAGTGTGTTAACATTATCACCAAATGTAATTGCAGGATCAACAACGGTTTATGGTATTGGTAGAGATAATAGTTATCCAGCAACTTGTGAAGCAACACAAAGCATAGCGGTTACAGTAACAGATAGCACAAGTGCATTTAGTTGTACATCACCTACAAACCCAGCTTTACAAGGTGGAAGTATTAGTCAAGCAGGTGCAATAACAAACCCATCAACATTAGGAACTATAACAAAAATAATGGCAACTTCTGGTGGAGGTGCAATAACAAGTGTAGCAGCAAACAATACAGCAAATCCAATATCACATACTTTGTTTTTTGATATTACAGTACCATCTGGTTATTCTAACGCAAGTGCTACGGTAGAATGTAGTGCAACGTTTTCACAAGTAGGTACAGCACCAGCTACATTTACTTGTGCATTAGCTAATCTAACAGGTCAAGCAATAGCAAGAAATGGTGCAATATTTTTAGGTACTGCTGCTCAAGGAACAGTTAAAAGTTTTACAGCACCTACAACACCTTTTACAGATGTAGCAACTGATACTTCAAGAACAGTAGTTTATCAAGTAGAAATACCATCAGGGTTTGCAAATGCAGGATCAACAATAGATTGTAGTGTAACAATGACACAACCAGCAACAGTAAGTATATGTGGTGCAAACAACTTCTTTATTAGTTCTGCTAAAACAACGCTAAAAGGTCATTGTGATGCAGCTTATCCAGCAAGTAAAGCAATAACCTCAACAGCAGCAAGTTTAAATGCGTTACTAAATAGTCAAGTTTGTCAAGGCGGTGTACCTTTTGATGGTAAAAGTTTATACTATGGTGTATTTACCTCATCAGCATCAAGTGCGTTTGGTGCAGGTGTTGGTAGTTATTATGTTATAAAAATAGAAAGTACAGGAATAGTTAGTGAATTAGCAATAGCATCTTGTGATACAAATTCAGGTGTAATAGTTTAAAATTATGAGTTTAAAAAGCGTAGTAGTAGATTTATATGTTTGGGATGGTACAATTTCTGATCAACCTGTAACACCTGCATATACAATAAATAAAAGTGTTATAAGTGGACAAACAAACATCACTTTAGAAATAGCAGAACTTGTTAGAGATTTTATAACTATAACTTTCAATAATGATTATAATTCTATTGCAAGATATGTTAGAACGGTTGTAAGTTCTTTTGATGATAGCGATGAGCCTTTTGATACTAACCCTATTGTAACTGATTACGTTGCTTTAGATGGTTATGGATATTTTGAAGAAGGCACAAACCCAGAATTAGATAGACACGCTTTGATGAGTGCTACCAATATATATTTACCAGAAGGTACAGCAGGTAAGTTACCAATATTTGCAGAAGGTGTAGGTAAGGTTATAATAGATGGTGTAACAACACAAATAACAGATAACGGTAATACAAACCAAAAAATACAATACGTTACAATACCAGCAGATAAATCATTAATACAGGTTTTTGATACAGATGATAGCACAATTAAAAAAACTATAACAATATCAAATATTTGTGAACCAAAGTACACACCCTTTAAAATTACTTTTGTCAATAAGTTCGGTGCATTTGAAGACTTATATTTCTTTAAGAAAACAAGCGAAGTAACAAACGTAACAGATGAGTTATTTAAAAAGAATATAATAACAAATACATCATCAACATATAACACTTATGACAATCAAAAAGGCAGGATAAATGTAAACGCACAGACTTCATTAAAAATGAACACAGGCTTTATAAGTGAAAACATGAATCAAACCATTGAAGAGCTTTTTTATAGCGAGAATGTATGGATCAGATACGAAAATAAAACCTTGCCTGTAATACCTAAGACCAAGTCTCTTCAGTATAAAACACAGCTAAACGATAACCTTATTAATTACACAATTGATTTTGATTTTGCTTTCGACAGAATTAACAATATAAGATAAATGCTACAATTACAGGTTTTTTTTGATGGGCAGCAAGTTGAATTGTTTAAAGATGAAAGTGTTGTTTTAACACAATCAATCCAGGACATTAAAGACATACAAAAAGTCTTTATTCCTTTTACACAAACATTCAACGTTCCTGCTTCAAAAAACAATAATAAAATATTTAAGCATTTTTATAATTTTAATATTGATGGATTTGATGCTAGAAAAAAAACAGCTTCAGAACTATTTCTTAATTACAAGCTTTTTAAAAAAGGAAAGATAAAACTTGAAGGCGTTCAATTAAAAAACAACGAACCACACACATACAAGCTTACATTTTTCGGCAACACAATAAATCTAAAAGACCTAGTCGGAGAAGATAAACTTGCAGCTCTTAGTCATTTAAAAGATTACAGCTTTGACTACAATGACACAAATATTGCAGCCTATATGTCAAATGGTCTTGATGTGTTTAGTACAGGTGGAACAGTAACCGATGCAGTCATTATTCCTTTAATCACACACACAGATAGACTAATTTTTGATAGCGACTCTGCTGTTGTAAATGCTGACACATTAAAAAACATAAACCCCACAGCAGGAACATCGACAAACTATGGAGTTCCATTTAAACAGTTTAAACCTGCACTTAGATTAATTGCAATTATAAAAGCTATAGAGATAGAATATGGCATCACTTTCAGTACTGAC